CTTAGTCCTGTTGTTTATATCAAACCTAGCCCAGTCATTTAAAGTCCTAGAGAACATCATAGAACCCATTTCGTCCGGGGACCTGTAAACACCTTCTGTATCAATACCGACATGCTTCTCAATGTATGTTTCTATTGCTGCTGCGTGCGCTTGCTTTACCGCTTCAGATGAGTTTGGTATACCACCAAGTTCTTTTTCTGTACCTGATAACTTACTAGCTGCCTTGTCAGGTCTGTTCATTGAGTACCTTCTGTATCCTCTATTCTTAAAGTGATACAACAGCCTTGGTTTATTATTCTCTGCAAGTATTGGCATACCGTAGAATATACAAGCCATTAGCACATCCTCAAAGAATATCTCTGCTGTCTGTGGTCTAGCTACATACTCTAAGAAAAACTCATTAGATGGTGCGTCATCCATATGAAACTTAGTTATTCCATGTAATGCTCCGTTAGATCCACCTCCACCAACTGTTCCTGATATATCGTAACTATCACAACCAAAGGCACCTATGTGTTCATTCCCTGGGAACTTATGACCGTTTCTAATCTCTACCTTATTCTGTAGTCCTCTGTTTGGTATCCAAGAAACTAAAAACCTACCCCTATCATTTGGAGTCCATATAACCTCTGAGTCTATCTTGCCATCCTTCCAATGAAATGATCCTTTAGTTAGAACCCTATCCTTTATTAGGTTGTCATTGTAATCCATCTGTTGATAGATTTTAGTAAGGTTAAATATAGATGACTTGCTCTCATCCCTAAATGCGTGTGACTCTGTTCTAGGGAACTGTCTATAGAATTCATTTAACGCATCAGCATCGTTTTTAAGAGACTTTACCTCGTTATTCCAATAGTCAACAGCCCCTTGCTTTATTTCTTCGTTATTTACACCTAAAACAGGCTTATCAGGATTATCAAAGACTGGCATCCCGTACCTATCTATGAATCCCTCCATGTTCCATTCCATTGGAATGAATATGTTATACATACCACTCTTAGTCTGTCCGTTTGAGTTTCTGTCTTTTGGGTTAGAGTCATAGTATAAATTCTTAAAGTTATTACCACCCTTCTCTAACGCATTCGATGTAGAACCCATTAAGCACTTACCAATGATACGGCTACCTAAACGTAAACAAGTTTTTGTTACCCTCCAGTTGTTTAGTATGTTATTTGGCTTTATCCACTTACCAGAATTCATACTTAAAGTAAAATCATCTAATATAAGTTTTCTTTCTTCATCAGAATTAGCATCCACCTGTATCCCTACATACTCTCCTGTATCATAAAACTCTACGTCAACTTTATTTCTTCTACCTCTAGTTTTTGGAGTATAATTTTTAAAAGATTTTTTTTCTGTAATTATAGGTATAATAGATAGTTCTCCAGAAATATTTATTGAATAAACATCAGTGTTATAATTTGATTTTTTATAACGTACATTGGAGCATGATAATCCGCACGACAAACTTAAAAATCTTATTTGCTCTATCAAATCTAATCTAGACATACCTATTTCTATACACCCCTTCTTCTTGTCAGAATAACCATCCGAATCTATAAGCCCAGCTAAAACTTGTAACCTTGTTTCTATAGATGATCTAATATACTGTTCAGGAATATGCTTATTATTATATACTCCTAGTTTTCTAAGCTCATTATTTATTCCTTTAAATCTAAACTCAACACAACCTTGCCTTTCTACTATATCAAAATTTACATTAAATATTTGAGAAATCTTTCCTAAGTAATCTAAAATCTCTGGCTCTTCATTTGCATTAACCAAAATTGACATAGATCCTTGTCTACCATCTCCTAACCAAAGACCTAATAAATACGGAGGAATTCCGTCAAATACATCTTTAGATTGAATTCCTTTAGAAGTAATTCTTGTTAAGTGTTTTTTTCTATACTTAGAGCTGTTTAAGTACTCAACAGGAGTCATTATGACTTCTCCTTTTTTATATTCATTAAAAACAAGTCTATGATTTTCAGTAACAATATAATCTTTCCCGTATGGTTGAATAATTTTATATCTATCAGTTTTACCTGTAGTTTTCTTCATTACAGTTTTAACAAAACCACCATCAACAATAACCTTATCTCCAATATTTATATCTTTAATAGGTTTAAAAGTGAAATCTTCAGTTAATATTTTAGTTTCTGGAGCGTAACATTCATCGTGTACTAGTAGTAACAGCTTCTCCCCATCATAACTGTTATCATCAGTATTCTTCCAGTCAATGGTTGTATCTAATCCCGCTATCTCTTCATAATCAGAATCATACATGTTCTTCTTAGTTATCTTAGAAGCTGGAACCCTATACGCTAATTCTGTCTTTGGTTTGTCCATACCATCCTGAACAGGTTTAAAGAAGAATGGGTAGTTGCTTGATATTGGTACAACCTTATCTGTAAACATTTTCTTAGCATCAGAACCTGTTTTAGACAACATACCTACCCTAGCATCCTTAGCTAATGTCGCTGTGTTCACACACTCCGCTGAGGACATAAACGAAAATCCAGAACGTCTTATCTTTAAATAAACCATTCCGAAAGATCTATTGTCCGCTTTACACGCTTCCCAATATAAGAAGAATATTCTATTTGCTTCACGAAAGTCAGGGTGGCCAACATCAATCTTAGTCCACTGTAAGTACATGTAGTGCGTACCTGTAATGTATGTTGGGACACCATTATTGTAGAACCAATAACCGTCATCCCTTCTATCAAACTCTGACTCTATGTAATCAACCCACCTAGACTTAAAGTCTTTTGGGGCTTCGTTCCATTGAAATATGGACTTTATTTTTTGTAGTTGTTTTGGGTACTCTTCAGGTTCCCAATACTGTTCTGCTTTTTTTAAACTCCTCTTATGTACCTCTTTAGGTACTGATGGCAGTCCTATATTTACGCCGTTGATGTTTATAACATCTCCAACCGTCCCGTCTTTAGATATTACAACAACATCATACTTCTCATCGTAACCATACTTAAACGTCTTAGCTTTGTTCTTTATTTTTAAAGCTTGGTTCGGTATGACAGATACCTTAGTATATAAGTCTCTATTTTGCTCTTCGTTCTGCAAAGCTATTCATGTCTTTTGTGTTGGACTTTGAGTCCTCTATTAATGCTTTCTCTGATTCTATTCTAGATAGTATTTCAAAAGCATCAAATATAGCTAACTTCTTAGAAGCAGCGGCATTCTTTAACCTATCAGCAGCAATTTCAGGGGACAAGTCGTCAAGGTTCTTCTTGATTATATCCTCCTTAGCTACCTTGATAAGTTCTTTTACAGCCTTCTCAGCCGCCCTTATGATTTCTATCTTTATTTCCTCTGAGTTCATTAAAGCTTAATTGTTATCATTTTAGTAAACACCCTATACAGTTTCTCACCATCAATATCGAATTCATATTCGCTCTCTGGTTTAAATGAAACTAAGTCACCATTCTTTACACCCATACTTAGTAGCTTGTTATTAGTGTACTTAACAATACCTACTAGTGGTTGTTCTGTTCCATGATAGTCTAAGTAAAATTGTTCTTTAGGTATTGGCTTCACAAAACAAAACTCATCCTTTGCCATCCACTCTCCGTTGTGTTTGTATAAGAAGTATTGGTAGTCATCAACCAAGAATAAATCATCCTTAAAGTAACTCTTACCACTCCTCTGTTTACCCTTCATATCGTAGAAGTACTTAAACACATTGTGGTGTACAATCAACGTATCTCCCGGAACTATTTCTCCATCATAGTTGATAGGTGTAGCTACAACCTCAGCGTATCTATTAGAAACTGTATGGTCCTCTTGAGATGTGCTTGTTATAAAGTCTATACCTCCTATATCTTTAATATTATTATAGCGTCTACCATCTTTAGGTTTTACTATAAAGTTGAATGGAGATTTCATACTAAAAGTTTATGTTGTACTCAATTGAAACAGGCATGTTATCATTAAATTCCTTCCAAAGAAGAATCTCTCCCTCACGCTTAATCCATATCTTATAAGTGCTTGTGTGCTGATCTAGTTGGATTAAGTGTATCGTGTAGGAATCATTCAGAATACTTTGGTTGTGAATATAATGCATAGAGCCTGACTTGTAATCAGACCCTATGGATATTTTCCTAATCTCCACTTTCTTCAGTAATTTCTCCAGTAGAAATATTTATAGACACCTGCCCATACTCTTCCTCTAAAGTTTTATTAAACTCTTGAAGATCTGTTTGAAGTTGTACTGATTGGTGCAAGAAGTCATGCTTCTGCATCTCAATATGACCTAACTCTGCTTTCGCATTGTTAATCTTACCAACTAAATCTTGTAATTCTTGTAATTGTTCGTCTTTTAATTTCATTTTATTTGATTTTATACTACAAATATACAAAAATTATTCTCCTATAGTTAAAGTTACAGATTTAGGAGCAATCAAGTTATCTATCTGAGATTGAATACTCTTCTCAATAAATTCAACTTGCTCTTCACCCATTGCTGCTTTAACCCAATTTGTAACTTGTTCATTTGTTAAGCTTTGAAAAGGTATAAAATCTGTTATATCAGCTGTTTTTAAAGATTGCGTACCGATATTAGTTGATTGATAAGGGTGTTTATTAGCGTCCAACTCATCAGATACACCTGTTACCCTCCAGTGTACATTGTACACTACGTCTGCTTGTTCTCCTATTGCTGGGTAAGCATCTACTGTTCTGCAGTCCCAATTGTAATTTGTTGCCATTTTTTTTAATTGTTTATATTAATATGTTGTTGTTACTTTAATTTCCATTAGCGCTGATATACCTCTATTAGGACTACTATTTAATATAGTGACACCATACTCAGAAGCAGAAGGATTGTATGGGGTAATTAGCGAAACGTTTCCATTTGTGGTATTTGCTATAACCTCGTGAGGGTGATAGTATGGTATAGAAATATTATGCCCAGAATATCCTCCTGCTATATATTTATAAACACCACCACCAGCACCAGCACTTCCATAAGCTGAAACCGTTATTTCAACTAATAATAATCCAGTAGTGCCTATATTAAACTCATTACTAATATTGAAAAATATATTTGTATTAGAAGCCGCGTCTATACTGAAAAACTTAGAGGTTGTAAATATAGATGAATTAGAGCTACGTATCCTAGTAGTTCCGCTTACATCTAATTTAGCTCCTGGGTTATCAGTTCCTACACCTACGTTACCATCAGAATCAATACGCACTTTTTCAGAACCTACTGTTTTTAAAATTAAATTAGAACCTGCTCCATTTGCGTCAATAACATGAGATGTAGAATCATCCATACCGATGGTCATGAACCTAGAAGTTAAAGAAGATGCCCTTATTTTTATACGTGCATAAGAAGATCCACCGTTAATTACCAGCCTTTCTGTCGGATCATCATTTATTCCTATTCTTCCACTTGAATCAATACGCATTCTTTCGACTCCATTTGTGTAAAAAGATTGTCTTCTATTTCCAGTAGCAGCAAATGTCAAAGAAGCTGAACTAGAGTATATTTCTGCTTGGTTAGATTCATCACTTTTGAAACCTAAATAACCGCCATTTCCATTTGATCCATTTAATTCTAAAATTTTAAAGTTAGATATATTTGATGGATTGTCAGTTCCTATACCTACGTTACCACTGGCATCAATACGCATTCTTTCAGTTGAAGTAGATCCTGAGTCTCCGTTACCGCTAGATCCTGTGTGGAATACTAATTCTCCAAAACCATATCCACTTCCCGATGTGCTTGATGTTGTTTGCACTCCTATTGAAGCAACTTCTTGAGATCCAGACCAATAACCATGATAAAACTTTGCTATCTTGTTTAATCCATTAGAAACTCTGCTTGTACCGCCATATGAAATTAAGTCACCAGCTGTGTTTCCTAAAGAAACATGTAGCTTGCTAAAAGGACTAGGCGTTCCGATGCCTACGTTGCCTGTATTAAAAACAACATCTGCACCTTCGTAAGTTTCAATGAAAAAACTACCTGTTCCTCTGTGAATTATCCTAGAGGTTGTGTTCGCTCCAGTACCATCTCTAATAACTCTTAATCCAAAATCAAGATAAGTTGTATCTCCTGTTAAGTCTAGATAAGCAATACCGTCATTACCTCTACCAGCTCCAACTTCTACGCTGTGAGATGTAGCTGTTGAACCAACTTGCCCTACGTATAAGTTGCCCCTAGTTTGTATGTGACCATTTACATCTAGTTTGCGGTTAGCTTGAGGGCTTGTAATTCCGATACCTACGCTACCTGCTGCATAATCTACATTTAAAGTTGAATCATTGAACCATACACCGTCTGCTTCATTCCAAACTAATACATCACCATCTATTTGAGATGTTATCTTTGTATCGTGTAAGTCATGTACTCCTTCATTAGCTTGTACCCTTACTTGTATCTTACCGTTTGTAGCTTTGTTTAATATAAAAGCGGCTGCTATCTTAACGTTTGGTCCATCAGGTTCTACTGTTGTAAAGTCACCAGGGTTAGCTGGGTCACACCATAATATCTGACCGTTTGCCCAAGTCTCTCCGTTCTGACCATTAGTATTAAACTGATCTAATTGACCAAAGCTTATAACTCTTGCAAAACCACCGTTAGGTATATCCTCTTCTAGTACACCTAAAAAGTATTTAGCCTCTACAGTGCCATTAGCAACCATCTCGTCAATAAGTATATGACCTGAGTTACCGTCAGTACCCACAGCCATAATACCTTTACCCTTTAGTATGGTTGAACCTGTTTCGTTTTTTACGTTAAAGAATACAAAGTCAGACGTTGCTTCAATGCTTGCTTGGTCAATCCATTCGACACCTGTACCTGTAGAACTTAATACTTGACCTGGGTCACCTTCATTTCCATCAGCTCGTAACCTTGCGGTTAAATCTATATCACTTAAAAATTTATTAGCCATTTAATTGGATTTAATTATGAATATGATACTACTTTGTCTGTAAGCCCGTTTTTAGCATCAATTACTACTACTCTAATATCTCCAATGCTATTAGCAATCATTTCTGCACCTGTACTCGAAAATATAATAGATATTGCGTTAACACTTGTATGATCAACATCTGCATGCACAACCTGACCGCTAGCTGTATCATATAGTTGTACGATTAGATTTTTAGAAGCTAAACCATGTGTAAATGACGCTGTACTATTACCTGCCATTGAAGATAAACTTATAAGCGCAGATGCTGTAGCTAATTGTGTATTTGTGTTAACTACTGTTTCTGTAGCAGATGTAATACCTGTAATGTGACCGTATGTGTCAAGAGTTATATCCTGAATGTATGTTCTACCGGAGTTGTTTACCGAAGCCTGGTTTGAGGTATTATAATGTGTATATGTTATTGTGTTATCGGCGCCAATACTAACAGATAATCCAGAAGTACTATCAACCACACCGGCTGCAAAAGTTAAAGTCCCTCCATCGCTTACCGCTTGCGAAGTTAATCCGTCGGAAACATTAAAATTAAAATTATCGTATTCAGTAGGAACAGGTATATTATAATAATTAGTTCCATCATTTGTAAATGTCCATCTATCAGAAACCTCGTTCCAAATCAAAAATACATTAGTTAATGTCCCTCTTTCAACTTCTAATCCTGCATTTTGAGAAGGAGCTATTGTTTCATCTGCATTTAATTTAATAATTGCATCGCCAATATTAACTTCATTAGAATTAATAGATGTTGTAGTACCATTAACCGTTAAGTTACCTGTTATGATTACGTTATCCGGTAAACCAATTTTTAGTTCTGTAGCACTTTCCCTAGTGACTTCTACTTCATTAGTTGTACCGCTAATTGTTATATCATCACTAGTTAGATCGCTACCGGCTAATCTTATAGCTGTAGTATTTTCCGGCACTGCTAAGTCATAAGTAGTGTTTGCTGTTAAAGAAATCCAAGCCGAACCGTTGTAGTACTTTACAGTATCTGAACCCGTATCGTAAATAATAGCAGCTTCTACATCTGATGCGTTTCCAGATGTTGTTTTGTGTAATAATGCGTTTCTAAGTTCAGCACTGCTTTTTAGATCTAAATGCTGTAAAAATGGTATTGCCATGTTTTTTTTAGTTTATGTATGCTTTTCCGCTCTCTTCGGAAAGCAATGTTATTGTCAAGTTGTTTTCGTCTATATATGTTACATCAGCAAAACCTTGCTGCCCGGTTGATAGAACTACAGATACAGCCGGATATTTACCTAAATTATGTGTAACATTCCATGTCGATGCCGCATTATTTTGATTATGCACATAATTTTTGTCATTACCTCCTTCTAACTCAAGCAAAGATACAAAATAATACTGATCTTCGGAAATACTACCGTTACTAGATATGTGTGTAAGACCACAATTATAAAAAGAAGTGTCATTTAAATCTTGCTCAAAACTATCTAATCTAAAATAAGAAAATATATTCTTATTCTTAGTATTTTGGAACATAATTGTCGCTCCAACCATAGAAGACATAAAGTCCACATAATCCGAACCACCTATAGTTCTGTTATGAAACACTAAGTTAGATATGTCAGAGAAATCTACCGTAGCACCAACCTCAGTTGTAAAAGAAAAGCTACCAGGCTTTCTTTCATCACCAATAGCAACAGTGTCATAAATAAACTTTAAAGCATTTGTTTGATCTATTATCTCACTACTATTAAAGTATTCAGCTAAACCGGTTGGTGTAAAGTTTTTAGTCCTTCCCCTTGCGTCACTATCGGTACCAATCCATTTATCCTGACCAGTTATCTTAGTGTCTATTATGTATCTTTTTATTTTTGTCATCTAATCATTTTTACGAACAGCACTACCAAAGAAATACCCAAATATACTAAGGACAATTCCTTCGCATATTCCAATCAAGTGTATCCAAACCTCTTTATTGCTTTCAGGTATTTGTAAGTACACTATAGCATATATAATAAAAGCAAAAGCAAACAATCCAACAACCCCTGTAAGGTTAAACATAAAATCAAACTGACCTGTCTTAGCTTTTTCAACTTCCCTATTTCTTGCTGAATCTCTATCTTCTACTTCTAACCTGTAAAGCTCTACAAGCTCTTTATGGAGACTTTCTCTTTCTTCTGGAGTGATACTATCATCTGAGTCTATAACGTTCTTTAAAATACCTAAAACGCCTTTATCAGGTAATATACCACCTACTAATCCTGGCAACTTCTTTAATAGAAATTTACCAACCTTAGTATCCTTAAATTTTTTCTTTTCAATCATTTTTAAAATTCCAACGTGCCTTATTCTTTCTAGTGTCTATGTGAGTAAATGTGTTATACATACCTACCCCTCCGATATTTATATGACCTGCATCTATTAATTGCTCTACTAAGTGTACAACGTCATCAGGATTCATATCCTTTATGACAATATCACTAGCTTTACCTTTTATATGCTGCGATTTTTTACTTCCACCAACGCTAGGACTCGCATTATGCTCTGGACATCTATATCCACTATTAATTGTTATTGATTTTCCTACAAGTGTTCTAATAACCTGCAACTGTTTTGCTAGGTTTTGGACATTCTCTAAAACATGATCAGGCATCTCACAACCACACTTGCAATCAAACTCTGATTTACTAAAGTTCTTTGTCAGCTTCATTATATATTTTTTAATCGTTCATTCTCTTTTTCAAGGTACTCCACCTTAACTCTTAAAGCATGTACTTCAGCTACTAAATCTAACACTTGTTGTCTTAATTCATCTTTCTCTTGCGAGCTGTGAGCTAACATACTTTCCAAGTTTCTTACTCTGTTTTTAAGGTCGTCTCTATATTGCACACCGTCATTGTTTTGTAGGTCAACTTTCTTTTGTTCTGATTTGGTTTTTAATCTTACTTCTAAATATTTCCAAATAGATGCTGAACCTAAAACACCAACTATTGTTATTATGATTTGAGTATACTGTTCCATTATGACTTCTCTAATTTTTCTTTAAAAACTCTGACAGTATTCCAAAAAGCAAACATTAGGATAATACCCCATCCTACTCTAGAACCTTCAAATAAGCCCTCTACTAAAAGATTAATGACTGTCATGACTGCTACTATAGATGCTAACTGAACTGCTATTAAACGGTACCTTAAACACCCTTTATAGATAACTGCCCATAACTGAAATAATCCAACTCCAATACCACCTAATATAAATACAGGGTTTGGTGTTTCAAACTCTACCACCATAGAACAAGGTAGCGCTACAACGTGACAGAAAGCAATGAGTACTTCATTAGGCTCACTGTCCGAGTACCAAAATAAATCCTTTACCTTATCCCAACCCTTCATTACTTATACGGAAATAATTCGTTCAACTTTTTCCTTCTAGCCTCACATCCACAATCTTTAACTGTTTTCTTAACTAAAGATTCAATGCCTGTTTTTTTAGTAAACTTCTGTATGCTATCTCCTAATCCTTTACTTTCCATATTTTCCTTGTTTTGATGAAGGACTTGACTTTGTTGATCCTCCCTTACCAGCCCATAACTTCTTACATGACCAGTATCTTGCTGTTAATTTATCGTTAGCCGTACTGCACTTGTGACGAGCCTTAAATGAACGTCTTGCAGCTGCTGAGTAGTTATGTCCGTATCCGCTTGCTCCGAAGTGAATAAGTTTCTCTTTTCCACCAGAACAAGCTTTTACCATCTTCTTCTTACCTGCTCTATCGCTTTTCTTAACGACATTGCACTTCATATCTTTTTTATTCGCCATTTATTAAAAATGTTGATATACCCTCTCCGCAAGTATCAAAATTAAACTTAAAAGCAACATTACGACCACCACTAGGACCATTAGGATATGAACTTAGAGTTCTATCAAAATTCAAGGCATCATTCCATTCAATATTTGATATAACTAATGGGTCTGTTAAATTTCCATTCTCATCTAGTAAGTAGTTCCTAACTTGGATATCAAAGTCATTACCTCTACCGTTCGTCTGAACATTTTCAAGAAATAATGTATTTTCTCCACCTCTCAATAAAGATGGATCAAAATGTTTTTGTGTCGTAAGATTTAAAGGACAAGGGAAGTCTACATCAGTGGAGAAAACAGTTACACTTGTATCTGTACTCCCTATAAACATATTAGCACATTGTACACTACAGTTCTGATCTATAGTTCCTATATAGTTGTTTAAATCTTTTTCAAGAACCGAATCCCTATCTGCCCAATCAAAAGCATTTAAGTATACATTAAAGTTATCATCTCTAACACCGTTTTCGTTACAAATCTGAAAAACAAGCACCCTATCCACACAGTCAGGAACAGGTGGTTCACTGTTAAATGGCCATACTTTTGTTGACCCCATGTAAATTTCTTTTACATTGGACTCATTGTACTTTATATTGCCAACTGCTGGTGTAATTCCACTTACCTTAAAATCAGCCATTATATTAAAACATAAATTAAATTATTAACCGGAGAAAATGAAACATTATTATACTCAGCCTGAGTCATTACCCTTATTTCAGTAGGTGTTGTTCCTCCAGAAGAAGAACTACCCTTTATTCTAGAGTCAAATGAAAGGTGATCAACAGAGGTTAAGTAGCCGTCATTATTGCCATTAGCAGGATTCATTGTTATAACACCTGAAGATGTAATAGGGTTAGAACCACTATCCGCAATACGTAAAGGTGTGTTAGTGTCAACCCCAATAGAGGTTAATGTTCCAGCACCCACAACATTACCAGTATCTCCTTTAGGACCTCTTAAGTCTCCTGTGTAAAATACACTGTCGTCATCATATGTTAATTTAACCTTATACTGAGACGTATCGTCAGCACTAGATTCAGGTATAGGGTTTCCTAAGTTATCATAGAATGATCCAAATGAAGATGCTATACCGTATCCCCTAGGTCCTCTAGAACCTGTAGATCCGTTAGCTCCCTGAGCAGCTAATAAAGCCCAATAAGCAGTATCAGTGTCAGGATTTTCAGTTCTACCAGTCGCATCAGCTATACAGAAGTAAGAAGCTCCATCATAAGCAACAGCATCATCCTCTACATAGTTATTACCAGATATCCAAGTACCTTTCCACTCCAATCCTGCTGGACCTACAGCTCCCGGGTCTCCCTTTGGGCCAGGTTCCCCTTCAGGTCCTCTTGTACCTGTTACAGTAATATCTGTAATATTATTCTGCATGTATCCTAGCAGATCTTCCATTAGGTAATTCTTTGTAACAGAACCATTAAAATCTGTACCGATAACCTTGTCATCATCCTGAATAACCCTGTCTACTGTGTAAAGTTTTATCTTACTCATCCTTTATTTTTTTATTTTTGCTTTTGCAGTATTTGAAACGAACTGACGATTCTTACCTTCTTTTTTTTTCTTTCTAGCAGTAGCAGACCTTTCAGACTTACTTAAACTCCTTGCCTTCTTTATAGGTAAGCATCTGTCTGGGTTTTTCTTATTCTTACTTGTACCACATTGTCCCTTAATTGAACCATCTGTACCAATTCTTACCCATTTTTCATCTCGCCACTTCTTTAACTCTCCCACTAGTATTTCTTTTTACTCTTTGGTTTTGACTTCTTTACTTTCTGAGTACAAGGTTTTCCGTATTTTTTCATTTTTTTCTTCCGTATTTAGGGTTCTTACAATATTTACTTGCCGCCATATTCGCATAAGCTGAAGGATACCTATCAAAAGTCTTCTTAGCCCAAGCTATTCCTGATGGACATATCTTATTTTTTTTTGCCATTTCCTCTAGCTTTTCTGTCTCCTTTTGTGTTACTTTTACTTCCTCTATTCTTAGATTGAGCTTCTAGCTTTGGTTTTCTGCCATCCTTATGAGAAACATCCTTCTTATCACCATTTCCATACGTACCAAACTTGTAATTCAACCTATTTAACTCAGTTCTTTTCTTAACTTCGCTCTTTTTTTTGTTAAATTTCTTCTGATACTCGTTTTTCTTCTTCCTAGCCTCTGGATTATCCCTATAATACCTAGCAGTTTTACTTAAAGCCATCCATTTAAATTTTAATGCAAAGATATGTATTATATTTGTATGTATGAAAAAGCGAAAAATGCGCAGAAAGTATGAGCGCAAGAATCCAAAGAAGAGTTACACAGGTGGTTTAAGGAAAAACTACAACAAGAAAGAACCCAATTCAGATTACCTGAAGTTTTTTAGGGTAGTAAGGTTCTGGGCTAAGAGGACCCACGGAGTGGGTCTCGCCGACCTTGAGCTTTTACTATTTTTATACAGCAAAGGACTCTTTAAACGTGCAGATTTTGACGAATTTGCCGAAATATTCCCTTGGGAGAAGGCTAGATTCGAAAGATTACGCAAGGATGGTTGGATTTCTGTTTGGAGGAAGTATGATGGCTACAATGCAGCACTCTATGAGCTATCTTACAAAGGAAAAAGACTGTGCCTTTCCGTATACAAGAAGCTGTCAGGTGAAGAAAAGATAGCAGAGTCACCTGGTGTGAACCCTATATTCAAAAAAAACCCTCCCTACACCGATAAGGTGTACAAGAGGGCTATCAAAAGCATGAATAAATCTACAACACTACAACAACATCCCGCTCAAGAATAATCGAGTACTGATTCTCATCAATAATCATCTTGTGACCAGCTGACTTGTCGTAGTAAATAATATCTCCTTCTTTAATGAACTCAACATTCGTTCCGGGGTTTATAATCTTACCCTTCTTGTACCTGAATTCCTTTGTGTCTTCACCAGTCAGTAATATTCCTGATGATGTTTTCATCTCCTCTACAATCTCCTGTATGATGATGTACTTGTTTATTGCCTTCATTATCTTTTATATGTTACAATTGCGTTAGTAGTAAGTATCGTTGTTGCAACAGATACCGCATTCTTCAATGCATTCTTCGTTACCTTGGCAGGGTCAATAATCCCCATTTTATACATATTACCGTACTCACCATTCTTAACATTATACCCCTCTCCAAACTCATTTATCGATGCTGGATACATCTTGCCTGCGTTACTAACAATTTGTTTAAAAGGTGCGTTCAGTGCGAACTTAATAATTGCCTCAGCTTCATTATTGTCATCCAAGAACTTAGACTCAAACAATAATGATGAACCACCACCAGGTAGTATACCTTCCTCAATCGCCGAACGTACAGCACACACAGCATCCTCAACACGATCATACTTCTCCTTCTGAGCAATATCTGAATCTCCACCTACAAAGACAACACCCACGCCGCCAGATAGACTCGCTATGCGCTCCTTTAAGAAATCTTTTTCTCCTTTTTGTGTTGACCTATCATCCGCCTCTCTAAGTTCCTGTATCCTATCTAAAACTTGCTCAGATCTACCTTCATCGCGAACGATAACTGTCTTCTCTGATGATACCACAACCTTTTGTGCGTGTCCAAGGTCAGCCATAGTAACTAAACTTAAGTCATCACCGGTAGCTTCACTGAAGTACTTAGCGCCCACAGATAATGCGATGTCAGCCATTAACTCCTTAGTCTTGTATCCAAACTGTGGTGGTATGATGTTACAGAACTTTAAGTTATTCTTTACAACGTTCATACCTAGCGTGTTGATCACGTTGTCAGCGCACTTCCCTATAATTAAAAACTTCTTGCCCTGTTGAATGATTGGTTTCAATACCTGCTCAATGTTCAGTATGTTTACAATCTCAAGGTCAGTTACTAGTATATATACGTCATCAAGGACGCACTCGTCGTTTTTTTGGTTGTTGATAAACAGCCTACTGGTGTAACCCCTATCGATCTTAATTCCGTTAGTTACTTCGAAA